CCAGATTTGCCAATGAAGCATTCGGATTTAAGGGGTACCCTGGGATGATGGAATTGTCTTTTGAAGATCAATTGAATTATCTTCTGGAATTCATTCCTCATGGCTGGAGATATGCAGAAGAAATTTATTGTGTTGCTAAAGACTCACTAGGAAAAGAGAAGGTCTTTCTCAAAAGGTATGCTGACCGTGAGCCTTCATCTCATCAACAATGGTTATCGGCTGACAAGCAGAATTTAGATGGTGTTATTCAAATTATGGTCGGCGGGGTAAATCCCGAACCTATTCCAGCGTCGAAACTTTTACTTTTGACTCTCAATAGAACCGGATCAAACTTTGAAGGGATTGGCTTATTAAGGCCATGCTGGTGGTGGTGGAAAGAAAAACAAAGATCTGCCACTCTCATGGCCATCGGTTTGGAGAAGTGGGCCGTGCCTACTCCAATTGTCAAAGTCAATCGTCAAGCAATCGATCAGATGGGAATTTCAAGCGGTGATGTTGAGGCAATGATCAATGAGGCTCAGCAACAAGCGCAGGCTTATGTTGTGCAGGAGCAAAGCTATCTAGTTGAAAACAATATCGTTTCTTTTGACACCTATGGAGGATCAGCCGGCTTTGATGCTGGCGGCGCTTTACAAGTCATTCAAGAGTGCGACAATCAAATCTCTCAAGCCTTCATGGCTCAATTTATGAATTTGGGAATATCCGACACCGGATCAAGATCAGTCGGTGAAGTGCATCTATCCGTTTTTAGAAGAGCGTGTATCAATTTTCTTGACCTGGTGGCCAGTGCAATCAGTGGACAAGATAGACGGGGAGGCGGCACAATTGGCCGTCTTATTCGTTGGAATTATGGAAACATCGAGACAACAAAACTCCCCCGCTTAGTGCATACCGGCCTAGATGCTGATGCACTTGCAGACGCTTTGATCTCATTGCCTTCTTTAGTACAAGCTCAACTACTGACGCCAGATGATGATCTTGAGCGTGCTATCAGACAAAAGATCGGCGCCGGTCAGTTGCCAATGGAGGCCACTAGAACCGCACAAGATCGAGCAGTTGCACAAAATCCAGCCTTGGCGATGGCTGAAAGATTGCGAGCTATCAGATGAATGAAAAACAAATCTCTTTGGCAAAACAAAGATTGATGAATAGACGCTTTGGCGCTTATCTCAATGCTCCTAAAAAATATGAGGGAATTGATTTTACTCCACCTCAAGGGGTAAGAGACGCAGCGATCAGGGCACTAAAGAAACGGGCTGAGCAACCACCTTCAAAGCGTGGCATGACGGCGGTGGGTATTGCTCGAGCAAGAGATTTATCAAATGGAGTCAGCCTATCACCAGAGACCATTAAAAGAATGGTGGCCTATTTTACAAGACACGAAGTCGACAAACAAGGCTCCACTTGGGAAGAGTATGGCAAGGGAAGGCAGGCTTGGGATGGTTGGGGAGGTGATGCAGGTTTCACTTGGTCAAAGAAGATTTTAGCACAAATGGAGAGAGCCGATGCGAAAGAGAAAGCATTGTCAGAGACTTCCATGCAGGCCGCCAATCGTACTGACTTTAAGACATTTAGAGAAAGAATCCGGTTGGGGGAAGTTGCTTTATATCCAGGACAAGACATTAAAGTGCTTTCTTTGGGTAAGGTCAACAGCCGGATCAACGGCGAGACTATTCAAGAAATTTCAATTGATATCTTGCAAGAGATGGTAAGAGTTTTTAAAGATAGAAAAGAGACTGATCCGGTCATCATTGACTGGAATCATCAATCATCTCCCTTTATGAATAACGGACCAACGGCGCCAGCTCAATCCATGGCGTATGGTGAGATTGCAGATGTGTATATCAAAGAAGATGCACTTTTTGTAAAGCCACTATATACTCAAGCTGGTCTTGATCTAGTGAAGGCCAGTGAAGGCGTTTTATATCCATCACCAGAATTCTTAGTTGGTGAAGTCTTTGCAAGAGAAGGCGATCCGAAGCCGATTGGTTTTGCTCAACTTCAAGCTGTGACTTTGACCGCTAGACCAGCACAATCTAAAAATAAAATCAGTCGTGTTTTACTCATGGAGAACATAATGAATCCAGACGAATTAAAAGCTATGACAGTTGATCAACTGGCCACTTTGGTGCTAGAAAAAGATCAACTCGTCAAGCAGTTAGAAGCTCAAATTGAAGGCTTAAAATCTGAAAATGATCAGCTTTCAGCGCCAGAAGATGATGCCAGTATGGCAGACGGTCAAAAGGTGGAGATCGAGCTTGAAGGTGAAAACCTAGACAAGAAAAAGATGATGGAAGATGAGAAGAAGATGTCAGAAGCCGCCGCTTTGTCTGAGATGGCAAGCGCTAAGCTGATGAACGAATTGAATGCTCAAGTTACTTCCTTATCTGAGCAAGTGAAGGCTTTGACCGCTCAAAAACATCAAGCAGAAAGAAAGCTTGTTGTTGACGGTCTTCTCAACACTGGCAAGATCGCACCTAGTGAGATTTCAGCAGTTGAATCAGCCTATGATATCAAAGATAAATTCCCCGCTATCTGGCAATCCTTCAGCGAAAGAAAGGCAAATCAAGCCGTCAATCTTTCTGAAAAAGGACACGCCAGCACTGCGCAAGAAATCAGCTTTATTGATCAAGTAAATGAAATCAAGAAGGCCAAAGGGATCACATTTTCAGAGGCTTTAAATGTGATGAGAACCGAACAACCAGACGCTTACATCAAGCATTTCAAAGGATAAAACCATGAGTCTTAATAATTTTTCTATCTATAAAACATTCATTGCATCTGCATCCGTCACTGCCTTGACTCTTGTCAAACTCGATAGCGCTGGCAAAGTTACACCTTGCACCGCTGCCACTGATATCCCCGTTGGCGTTGCTCAACTCACTGGCGCAAGTGGTGATGCAATCAATGTGTGCATCAGCGGTGTTTCTCGTGTCGTTGCTGGTGGCACAATCACCGCCGGCACTGACTCTTTTGTGATGCCTGGTCTTGCTGGCAAAGTTTATGCTTATGACGGCTCAGCCGGTAGCACTCAAATTATCGCAGGCCGTTTCTTGCCAAATGTTGCAAACACCGCAGCAAGTGCCAATGAAGAAATCGAAATCCTTGTCAATGTATCTTTAGGAGTCTAATAAATGGCAAATCCATCTTATAGCAATATCCATCCAGTCAATGAAATCCTTCGCAGTCTTGCCATTGAAGCAATTCCCAGCGATAGCCAGCTGATTGCTGATCAAGTGATTGAAGCAGTTGACATCAAAGCAATCGGACCAACTGGCACTCTTCTTATTGAAGAGACTCGCAACTTTATGGGATCCCCCGACGTTGATGCTCAGCGTGCACCTGGTGCCAGCCGTCAAAGAATTGGCAATTTTGACCGTTCAAGCACAACATTCTCCGCTAAAGTATATTCTTTGGCTGATGAAATCGCACTTGAAGATATCAAATACTCTCAATATCCAGGCAGTGAAGAACAAAGATCTTTTAAAAAAGTGCAAAGATCTATGTTGTTAAATCGTGAAAGCCGTTTAGCAAATCTCTTGTTTGGTGCTGGCAATTGGGGAGCTTACACCTCTGCATTAGCATCTTTAGCTAGTGGCTCAAATGGTACACAATGGAATCAGGCTGGTGCTGAACCATTAACTGACCTTCATGCTTTGATCGATGTTATTCGTGCAAATAGTCATGGCATCTTGCCTGATACTTTAGTGCTTGGCTATGGTGCTTTAAGAGCATTATCTCGCAATGCTGAAGTGCGTGGATTTTTCACCGCTGGCTCTACTCCTTCCGGTACTGCTGCTGGCAATCGTTTGATGAAAGATGACATGGTCATTTCCGTTCTCAAAGAAGTCTTAGGCATCCCAAATGTACATGTTGGCAGCGCTAGAAAAGAGACTGCAAACGCCGGCTTAACTTCTTCTGAAGCACAAGTTTGGACAGATGATAGCGTTTTCATGGGTATCATGAAAGGCAGTGATGCAATTGCCAACAAGAACGGCGTCAAGGTCATGCCAGTAGCTGCCTTGAATTTTGTTTATGAAGGCTTTTCAACTTCTGCATTTGATGATCTCGAACAAACAAAGAGAACCGTTTGGATGGAACACGCACATCAAGACAAGATCATCGCTCAAAATTATGGTTTCTTGCTCACTGATTGCTTAGCCTAAGTTTGATTAAATTCCTATGTATTGTCCTCATTGCTTTAGTCTTTTCAATAGTGTGGTGCACCTAGCAGAAACGCAAGATGCAGATAAACAAGCAATAGAGGACCTTAGGAAACAATGGATTGATCAACGCAATCCACAAATAAAACTTCTCTTAAAGATGAGGCTGGACACACTGATTAAAGAAGTGAATTCGGCTAAGACTTTTGAAGAAGAGATGAAGAAAGCGACAAGTCGATTATATCGTGCAATCGCTGAAATGGTCCAGCAAGGTCAAGGCCAAATGCTGGTTAGCATGTCACCGGATGAGCTTAAATTATTTTTAATCACCAGTGGCATGGGAGACGCTTTGACATATTTTGAGCGGTCTCAAGTGGATATAGTGGAGATGATCAATAAGGCAACAATTGAAATTGATCCGGAATTTAGATCAGCTCCGCCGGCTATCGTGCAGGCAATAGCGCAACAAACTTCATCACAAGTTTTTGACGCTCAAATCTTGCCTTCTCTTAGTAGTGCAATTCGCAACATGGCAACAACTGCAATCATCGTGGGAAGCTCAAAGCCAGTGCTTGATCAGATGAGAGTGGCGTTTGATAAATCAGTTGGTATAGGCACAACTCAAGCCAGAACGAAGATCGCCGAATTTGGCCGGTCAATCAATGCGTTAAATGCTGATGAAGCAGGCTTAGAGAATTTTATTTATGTAGGACCTAAAGACGGCATCACTAGACCATTTTGTCGCAAACTTGTTGGAAAAGTGCTATCCAAAAAGCAGATCATCAAGCTTGACAACGGCCAACCTTCAAGTGGTCCGCCACTGACATCCGGCGGCGGTTATAATTGCCGTCACTCTTGGGCACCAGTGAGCAAGGGATTTCTAAAGGTCAATAATTTAACGGTGGTTTCAGATAGCGAGATAAAGGATATAACAACATGAGAAAAGCACAACAAGGCAAAAATCACAATTTCATTTGGCAGTCTCCAGCTCCATTAAGTGGCACTCCATCAATTGCATTCTATCTTGAAGGTGGATCAGTTGGCGGCGCTATGACTCAAGGCCGATCTGATTTAGTAGCCACTGATTTAGATAGAGATAGACGAGTTATGACTTTGTCAGCATCAGCATCAGCTTTAAAACAATTTCAATCAGATGCTTTTTTACTCACTGATGCAGATACTTTCTTTTCAATTAAGATTGTGCGAATAGCTGGCAATCAATTGATTTTAGCTGATCCACTTCCTAGAGATATTTCTTTTAATGCTAACTCAACAATTCAATTTGCGAGTTGGCTTTATACTTGCTCATCTTCCGATGTCACAGCATCTAAGCAGACCGTTGCTTATGCTGTTGAGTATGTGCAAAGCGAAGGCACACAAACAATTAATCGAGTTGAAAAGGGAAGCTTGAAAGTTGTACCTAGGCCTTTTGATACTGGCCTAGATCACAATAAATTATGCTCAATTTTCCCGCATGTTGCCGATCTGGCACCTAGAAGATCCAATGGTTTTGAGGAGCAGATATCATCATCACTTGATGAGCTGGCTTTATATGTAAGAGATTTAATTGTCCCGAGAGATGTTGATGAAGATGATATACACAATTCACATGATTTATTGCAAGCTCATTCCTATCTTGCGATTGCTCGTATCCATGAGCTTAATGGCAATATCGATTTAAGCGAAAAAATGAGAGCAAGAGGGATTGAATTGGCTGATTTATCTATGAAGACAATCAGTTTAGATTTAAATACTGATGGCATCATTCAGACAACTGAAAACAATCAAAGGGTGAGCGCCAGTAAAGATATTCGTGGGAATTTCGCCGGTCGAGTTGTTGGGGAATATGAAGCTCAATTTATCCCTGCTAGAAATATGAGATGGTAAATGAAAGCAACTCTAAGCCTAAATCTGCCAGCCTTAAATTTAACTAAGCCGGTTATGACTGCGATTGCTCAAGACATTCTGGCAATCATCAAGATTAGAATTTATAAAGGCTTAGATTATAATCTTAACAAGTTTAGAGCATATTCAAACAAGCCTATTTACATTTCTTATAAGTCAACAACCTATAAGCGATTAAAGCCTAAAGGTGGGATAAAGAAGGCAAATAGCATGCTATTCCCTGGCGGTTATGCTGAATATAAAGAGAAGTCTAGAAAAAGATCAAATGCTATTCAAGGCCAAACCGCCGCAGTTGATTTAACTCTATCGGGGATGATGTTGCAAAACTTCGTTGTGCTTGATTCAACCAATACAAAATTTACGATTGGCCTTCTGCCACCGGTGCAAGATTATGGCTTTGCAGTCAATCAAGATCGTGGCTTTATTGGTCTTGCAAAAAAAGAAGTTGATCAGTTAATTGAAATCGTCAAAGCGAATTTACTTGGAGAATAACATGGGGATTTACGAAGCACTAGACCATCTCATTGATCGGATTGAGTCTATCAATCCAAAAACTGATATCTACCATCATTTTGTTTGCATCAAAGACGCTCAAGGAAACACGCTATCGCTTGAAAGCAGATCAAATCAAAATCGCTTATTTGATATTGCTTTCAATACTCTTGCTCAAGATGATGGTCAAGCAGGCATCAGTGGGAGAAAGAGAATTGAGCTATCGTTGAGAATAAGATATGATATCGGTGGAGATCGTGGATTGCTTGAAAGAATGATAGCGGAAGACTCAAGCAAGCTCATCGACACCTTGAAACAACCTGACTATGATTTTTCAAATACTGGAATAACTTCACTCATACCAGGTCAAGCCACTTCGCAAGAGATCCAGAATGATCCTTCTCAAGTTGGCTATCTTTTGATTTTACCCTTTACTTTACTCTATTTGGAGGATTGACATGACAGTCACACATAGATCGATTTCCGTTGCTACTGAAGCAACATTTGGCAGCTTATCATCATCAACCGGCCTCCCTGATTTCAGTGGCTTGTCTTTCATTTCTTTACCATGTGAAAGAGATCCAGTTGTCATTTATGGTGATGTTGTTGCAAATGAAAGACTTGAAACAAGAGATGGGCCACATGGCTTGCCACCTGAACCGGATACCGTTTGGAGTGGATCAAGTCGAGTACAAAGACGCACCGGTCAAGTGCAAATCACAATGGATTTCACAACCGTTGGCAGTGGTGCCAATACATAT